GTCGAGGATGGCCTCGATCAAGGTGGCGATTTCAGTTTGAATGGCGTACAGGTTCATGGTGTATCTCCTCGTATGTTCAGAAGGGCAGTTCGTCAGCGTCGGTAGCGACGGGGACAGGTGCGGATGCGGGTGCGGTACGGATCACGCGCATGATGGTGAGCGAGTTCCCGACGCGTGCGATGTCAAGGCGCAGCTCGCTGTCGATGGCCTGTTCGCACAGGTCCGCGTACTCGGGGACGGTGGCGGCGATCCAGGCGGTGCCGTGCTCGCCGGCGGCCTGCACGGCAACGGGCTTGCCGGGACGGCGCACCACGTGGCGGATCAGGAACAGCCCCTCGTACTCATCGGGGTACGAATCCGCGGGCGCGGGAGCGGCGGGTGCCGCCGATGCCACAGGGGCGGGCGCAGTGGCCTCCTGCGCGGCCTTGCGCTTGCGGACGGGCTTCGGGGCGTCGGCGACGGCTGGCGCGTCCTGGGTCAACGTAGCGGCCTCCGCTGGTGCCGGCAGCGCCTGAACCACGATGGGCGGTGCGGCAGGGGGATTGTCCTGCTGCCCCATCTCCTCGGCGGTATAGAGGCCCGACAGCTCGGCCGGGAACGCCTTGCGGAGGGCGAGCGCCTCGGCGCACTTGGCGATCATCACGGACGGCATCTTCGGCCACATGCCCGAGAGGCTGCCGTCCTTCTTGCGCTGGGCGTACTCGCGGAACAGGGCGACGGCGGTGACCGCCTCGACAAACCCCTTGCGGTAGACGCCGACGCGGGCGGCGGCGGGCGGCTCGTCGTGGAGCCACACGTCGGTCCACTGCCCGTCCGTCCCGCAGAACGCAACCGAGGTCTGCCCTGCGTATTCCCCGCTGCGCTGGGCAACCAGGCGGAAGCCGTCGATGCTGACCTGGGTCTGCATCACCTCGCGGCCAGCGCGGCTATCCCACCGCTTCACGGCGTAAATCTGACGGGCAAACGGGTCCAGCCCGGTGCGGTCGCACACGCTAAAGAACAGTTCCATCTCGTCGCGGCTCGCGCCCGAGCAAAGGGTGCGGGCGAGCAGCTCGCGCTTCTCGTCATCAAGTCGTGCCAATGCAGTCATCGTGTTCTCCTCTCGTGACTCGTCGCACCGGGCACGCGCCCGATCACGACAGGCACAATATACGGGAGCGTATTGGGTTTGTCAAGCCCATACTTTCACGATTGTTTCGGCACGTTCCCCGTACTCCTTGCACGCCGACAGGATGGCGACCTGCGAATCGTCAACGTAAACGACCCCAGTCATGGCGTCCAAAGCAGCTCTGCACGCCTTGTCCAGGTCAGGGCGACGGGGTGACACTGGTGCCGTGGCCTTGAGGATTCCCTTCGAGGTGTAGTGGCTGGCGGGGCGCACGAAGCTGAACAGCAGTTCGACGGCCACGACGCCCGTTGCCGGCGGTTCCGTCCACGCCTGCCGCGCCGCCAGCGCAAACACGGCGCGGTACGGCTTGACCTTGGCTGAGGACTCGAGCAGCAGGATGCGTCCGCTCCTCGAGCGCACGGCACGCTTCGATCCCTGGGGGGCCGCCTCGCCCGGTACGGTGAAAGTAATCAATCTCGTCTCCTGTGGTTCGTTTCGCGCAGCACGTAGGCATTGACCTGGCGCATCGCTTTGGAAAGTTCAGTTCGCAGGTACACGACTTCCTGCATCAGTTCGATGGTGAGCGGATCGTTCGTCCCGCTGTTTCGCACGCGGTCCACCACGTCCTCGTCGTATTCCCCTTTCCCCGGTTGCATCTCACCCCTCGCCTTCGTAGAGGATGCGGCTGATGTGCGCTGGCATCACGGCCCGTAGCTGGCGCACTTCCTCGCGCAGACGCTCAATCTCATCGGCGGCACGGTGCATCACGAAGTCTGCGCCGGCATTGCCCCATGATCGCAGTTCAGTAACAATGTCTTGCGGACCACTCATCGAATTCCCCTTTCATCTGCTTCCGAAACGGCTTTCCAATATTCCCGTTCGTCCTGCGCTTCAATCTCTTTTCGGAAGTGGCGGTAGCAGGCTAGTTTTGCTTGTCTGATGTTCATGCCTTTGGTCAAAGCCCATCGAACGAAGTCCTGCTTTCGCTTGCCTAATGGCACGGATTTGTCGTTCCAGTCGCTCACTTGCCGTCCCCCTGTTTGAAGCAATCCCACCCACGGCGGGCCGCTTCCAACATTGCTCCTCCGATAGTTTCACCATGTCCACAGGCTTCCCGCCTCGCCTCGTCGCGCTCGGCGCGGAGGCGCTCGATGGTGTCTGCCGCCTCGAGCATGATCGACGGCGCAAGGCACTCGCTGTTCTTCCTCAGTCGGTTCACGATTTCGGATGTCATCGCATTCCTTTCAGGATGGCTGGCATGGGTCGGGGAGCGCGCTCCGCTTCTTCTTTCGTCAGCTCGCGCTTCTTGCGTTCCTCAATCACTTCCTTCTGGAGCTGCTCAATGCACTCCGCGATGGCGTCGAAGAACCGCGCTTCGGCGCGGCAGTATTTGACGAACTCACGTTGACCAGGCGGCGTCTTCGCGGCGGCCGCCAGGCGCTCGTCGGCGCGCTTGTTGAGCAGGTGGATAGCGTGATCAACGTTCATCGGTTGTTCTCCAGTGCTGCAATTCTCTCCCCAATCCAAGCCATGCAGTTGACCGCCATGCTGTTCCCGAGCGCCTTGTAGCGCGGCCCATCCGGGCAGTCCTCGGCTTGCTTCTTGCGCCACGGGATGAGCGTGTAATCATCCGGAAATGCCTGGAGTCTTTCGCATTCTCTGGCTGTTAATCGGCGCACGGTCATGGCTGTTCCAACCATTGAATGCCCATTTTCATCGGAAGGATCGGGATATCCGCGTTCCCCGCTGCCACCCTTGAGCGTTGCAGAAGTGTCGCTGAACGCCACCGCCGGCGTGTTGCACCGCTGCAACGGCCCTGTGCCTTCGACCGTGATACCTAGCCCTTCGTTGGCGTTTCCATACCCGCCGCCGTTCTGCCAATTGAATCCCACCGCCACCGCATGAACATCATGCCCGTGCATCGCATTCAGCGTGAACGATGTTCCATCGGTGGACACGCAAGCGTTCGACTTGCTGCCTTGCATATTGACTACCGCCGCGTGCGCCGCGTTGATGGGGAACGCCGCCACCACCGGATGGTTTATTTCATGGAAGCCCAAGCTTCCGGCAGATGCGCGAAGGGCAGCAACGGCGTCGTCCTGCTGTAGACCATCACGGTTGTTCTGCCCGCGGTATGCGATCGGAGTTGCAACGACATCCGTATGAAATCCCGTTGTTTGATTGTTACGCGCTACAAGGGAATCGCTGACCTCAGTTGCACCAATTGGCTGCAACACCGCACCGAGATTGTCCTTGTCGGGCATTCGCTGACCGCCACCTGCGTTCTGCTTCGTCAATGTGCCAGCGCAGTCGGTGCCGTCCCACCAGCGACCCGCTCCAACGCCGCCTTCAGCATTGCCGGCAGCGCCTTCCCTCGGCGTTCGGCGCGACGAAGAATCCCGCTGCACGCTTTCGCGCTCAAAGAGAACCTGGGCAGCACGCCCCCAATCTCCAAGACATCCGACAACGAACACACGTCGCCTGCGCTGCGGGACGGCGCGGGGATGCTTGTGTGTTCGCACCCATTGAGCGTCCAAGACCCTGTAGGCCCACCCATACCCCAGTTCCCCCATCGCCCCGAGGAAGGAACCAAAATCCCGTCCTCCGTTGCTTGACAGCACACCGGGGACATTTTCCCACACAACCCATCGAGGCCGTAAACGTGCAGCGATTGCAAGGTAGGTAAGCATGAGGTTTCCGCGTGGATCTTTGAGTCCTTGTCGGAGTCCCGCAACACTAAATGACTGGCATGGGGTTCCAGCCACGAGAAGGTCAATTGATCCGGGTTGAAGGGGCCATTGCTCATGCTTCGTCATGTCTCCGAAATTGGGAACGTTGGGATAGTGGTGCGCGAGTACCGCGCTTGGGAATGGTTCGATCTCGCTAAAGCCGACCGGGGTCCATCCCAGGCCATGCCACGCAACGGTAGCCGCTTCGATGCCGCTGCATACTGACAGGTATCTCATCGTGTTCCTCGCTCGAGTTCGGTGCGGAACGCATCGCTTGCGGCAAGCTCAACAATCGCCGCAACTGGGAAGTCTGCCGGCGTATTGCTGCTAACGAGCATCGTGCCGTTCAACTTGATTGCCACCAGTTCCCACGAAATCAGACGCTGGAACGTGCTTGTAGTGCTGCCATGCGGATGGAAGTATTCTCGCGTGTCTTCCTCCCACTTGGCAGATACAACCGCTTCCACCAGGTTGTTGCCAAGGTATTCATGCATGTCGTCATTGCCTGGGAAGTAGTCCGACGTAACGTCTACGGTCATTTCGCGGTAGTTCACTTGAGCCTCCAGACGCGAATCAGGCGACCATGCGACGCTGGCCGGCGCGACGGAACGACCGTTCCGGTCCACACGAACTTCTCGTCGAACACGCTGCCGGCTGCATTGCCGAGTTCGCTGTAGTCCAAGCCGCTGAAAGCCATGAGACTTGCGACATCGTCGCTCGTGACGGTGCTGCCGTTGGATGCAATGAACGCGGCAAAGCCACGTGCTGCCGTAAGCAGTTCGCTGCGGCGGTCGGCCGCGAGCGCCTTGCCGACAGCCTTGCGACGCTCGGCCTCGATGGGGTCGAACAGGGTCATCGTTCCTCCTCCCTGCGCCGGAGCGCACTCAGGCTGAACACGCCGGGATCACGCAGCTCGTAGCCAATGTGCTGGGTGTGCTCAATGCGAACGCCGAATGCGTCGCGTGCGGTATCGATGAGATAACTCACCGCCCGAGGGGTCACCTCCCATTTCATCGCAAGTTCGTTGCGCGTCATGGGCCGGCGGTGAAGCGTCTCCACCATCCACATGATGCGGTGCACGTACTGTGTTTGGCTAACTCTCACAGTGCCACCTCCGTGTTCGCGTGGACGGCGAGGAATCGCCGCTCGGCGATGTCCATGTCGATGACGGCGGCGTCGAACTCATGTTCGCTGTCCACGGGCGTTTCGCCCAGGCGCTTGTGTGCGCTCACGACTTCCATGCTGAACGAATCGCCCAGCTCCATCGCGCATGCAAGAAGCACGTCGTTGTGACGCTTGCGAAGGTCGTTGCGCTCAAGCAGGTTGGTAACGGTGTCTCGAATCTTCATCGTTCTCTCCTCGATGACGTGCGGTTCACGGCAACGTGCCGTAACCCGCTCGCGTGTTGTATCCATGCGTATATCGGCAGTCAAGAGGGAAGCCGTAAGAAATTCTGACAATTTTTTCTTGCAACGTGAAATACTGGCATCGGCCGCTATGGTGCGGCAGCATGAGCGCAACGATCACGCAGCATCAGCCTGGATCGTTTACGGTCGAAATGGACTTCGACGGAGCCGTGCCGTCCTCTAACTGGTCGCAGGAATTCCTGCTGATTTCCGACGCACATATCGACAACGCGCACGCCGACCGCCAAATGTTTGACCGCCACATGCGCCAGTGCCGCGAGCGCGGGGCGCAGTGGATTTCCAACGGCGATTTCCTGTGCTGCATGCAGGGGAAATGGGACCCGCGCAGTGACACTTCGGCCTGCCGGCCGGAACACCGCGAGGGGCGATACCTCGACTCGGTCGTCACCACGACCGCCGACTACATTGCGCCGCACGCCGACATGGCGCTCCTGTTTGCCCCCGGCAACCACGAGACAGCCATCAAGCGCCGGCACGAAACGGACATGAACGAGCGCCTGGTTGAAGCTGCCAAGGCCCGCAACCCGGCGTGCCATGCATATGCAGGAAGTTATGCAAACTGGGTGCGGTTCCTGGTGCGCGGCAAGGTACGCCGGCAAATCTTCGGGAACAGCATCGTGATGTACATGCATCACGGCTACGGCGGCGGCGGCCCGGTCACCCGTGGCACGATCCAGACTTCGCGCATGGCGGTCTACCTGCCCGATGCCGACATCATTTGGACGGGCCACACCCACGACGAGTGGATCATGCCGATCCAGCGGGCGCGGCTTTCCCTGCACGGTCGCCCCTACCTGGACCGCGTCCTGCACGTGCGTTCGCCCGGATACAAGGACGAGTTCAGCGAGCAGAACGGGTGGGCCGTCGAGAAGGGCATGCCGCCCAAGCCGAAGGGCGCGCTGT